TTATATCCGAGTCTTCAGTGCATATAACATTTCTAGCGCTTTTCGCGGCGTCAAGTCGTCCAGGTCAAGCTTTGCCAACTCATCCAGCACCGGATGGGGCAGGCTGGCGAACATATCGCTCTGGTGCGGCGCAGCAGGTTTGCGGCTGGCCTTGGCCGGGCTGGCCACCACGGTTTCATGGGGCAGGGCCGTGGTTTCCAGGCGGCTGAGGTGCTCGCGGGCACGGGTGATCACGTCGTTCGGCACGCCGGCCAATTGCGCCACGGCCAAGCCGTAACTCTGGCTGGCGGGCCCTGGCAGCACGTGGTGCAGGAACACGATGCGCTCGTTGTGTTCGGTGGCGTTCAGATGCACGTTGGCCACCAGTGGCTCGCTTTCCGGCAGCACCGTCAGTTCGAAGTAGTGGGTGGCAAATAGCGTATAGGCACGCAGATGCGCCAACCGCTCGGCCGCTGCCCACGCCAGGGACAGGCCGTCAAACGTGCTGGTGCCGCGACCCACTTCGTCCATCAGCACCAGGCTGCGCTCGGTGGCGTTGTGCAGGATATTCGCGGTCTCGCTCATTTCCACCATAAAGGTCGAACGGCCACCGGCCAGGTCATCACTGGAGCCGATGCGGGTGAAGATGCGATCCACCAGGGACAGCTCGCAACTGGCCGCCGGTACAAAACTGCCGATATGTGCCAGCAGTACGATCAGCGCGGTTTGACGCATATAGGTGGATTTACCACCCATGTTCGGACCGGTGATCACCAACATGCGAGTGTCGTCGTCCAGCGACAGGTCGTTGGCGACGAACGGCGTGGTCAGCACCTGCTCCACCACCGGGTGACGCCCCTGCACGATACGCATGCACGGCTCGCTGACAAAACGCGGGCAGTTCAGGTCGAGATTCAGCGCCCGTTCGGCGAGGTTGCTCAGCACATCCAGTTCCGCCAGGGCGGCGGCGGTGTCCTGCAGCGGCGCCAACTGGCTGATCAAGTCTTCCAGCAATGCCTCGTAAAGCATCTTTTCCCGGGCCAAGGCACGGCTCTTGGCCGACAGCGCCTTGTCTTCAAACTCCTTCAGCTCCGGGGTGATGAAGCGCTCGGCACCTTTGAGTGTCTGGCGGCGTTGATAGTCGATGGGCGCCGACTCGGCCTGCTTGCTCGGCAACTCGATAAAGTAGCCATGCACGCGGTTGTAGCCCACCTTCAGGTTGGCCAGGCCGGTGCGGGCCTTTTCGCGGGCTTCCAGGTCGATCAGGAACTGCCCGGCGTTTTCGCTCAGGGACTGCAGTTCGTCCAGTTCGCTGTCGTAGCCGGTCTTGAGTACGCCGCCGTCACGGATGATCGCCGGCGGGTTGTCGATGATGGCCTTTTCCAGCAGCGCTGCCAGTTCCGGGTAGGTACCGGCCGTTACGGCGAGCTGTTGCAGGTGCGGCGTATCCAGCTCGGTCATTGCCACTTGCAGTTGCGGCAGGGCGCTGAGGGCATCGCGCAGACGCGCCAGGTCACGGGGCCGTGCATTGCGCAGGCCGATCCGCGCCAGGATGCGCTCGATATCGCCGATTTCCTTCAACTGCGGCTGCAGTTTTTCAAAGCGATAGCCGTCCAGCAGGCAGGTAATCGACGTCTGACGCGCCTGCAGCACGGTCAAATCCCGTAACGGACGGTTCAGCCAGCGGGTCAGCAAACGGCTGCCCATGGCGGTTTGGCAGCGGTCGACCACCGATTGCAGGGTGTTGTCACGCCCGCCGGACAGGTTGGTGTCCAGTTCCAGGTTGCGACGGCTGGCGCCATCGAGCACCACCGTATCGTCCAGGCGCTCATGGCGCAGGCTGCGCAAATGCGGCAGGGCCGTACGTTGGGTTTCCTTGGCGTAGCTGAGCAGGCAACCCGCAGCGCCGATGGCCAGGGTCAGGGTTTCACAACCGAAGCCTTTAAGGTCCTGCACCGAGAACTGCTGGCATAGACTTTTCAGGGCCGAGTCGCGCTCGAAATCCCACGGCGCGCGACGCTTGGTCCCACGGCGTTTTTCCGCTGGCAGGTCTTTGGGCCAATCATCCGGGATCAACAACTCCACCGGGTTGATGCGCTCCAGTTCCGCCAGCAGGTTTTCCCAGCCCTTGATCTCCAGCACGCTGAAATTACCGCTGGTGATGTCCAGTACCGAAAGCCCGAACAAGCGCTCATCGCCCAACACCGCGGCGATCAGGTTATCGCGACGCTCATCCAGCAGCGCCTCATCACTCACCGTCCCCGGCGTAATAATGCGCACCACCTGGCGCTCCACCGGACCCTTGCTGGTGGCCGGATCGCCGATCTGCTCACAGATCACCACCGACTCGCCCAGCTTCACCAGTTTGACCAGATAACCTTCCAATGAATGGTAAGGAATCCCACACATCGGAATCGACTGCCCCGCCGACTGCCCGCGCGCGGTCAGGGTGATGTCCAGCAACTTGGCGGCCTTCTTCGCGTCTTCATAGAAGATCTCGTAGAAGTCGCCCATGCGATAGAACATCAACTGATCAGGGTGCTGGTTTTTCAGGCGCCAGTACTGCTGCATCATCGGGGTGTGGGAGGACAGATCGGACGTGTTTTTACTCATTGGATAATAGGCAAATTCGTTGAAAGGAGTGGGGCAAAGGTGGGGCACTTGGCCCTGCTGATTTTGCAATGGCCGCAAGGTTAACACGCGAGGTCGGCCCTTCGCAGGTCGCAAACGGATAGGTAAAACGCACAAGGGGCGGTGATTAATTTAAATGCGCAAGGCTTCATTGCAGGAGCCGAGCAGCCTTACTTGATTGGGGCGTCTTTAATGCTGTGCTACAGCGCCTGACTTATCCGTTCGCCGCATAAAAATGGTTCAACGCTATCAATTCAATCACCGCGACGAAAACGCATAGCACAATGAATCCCGGGCTGAAGACGCGCTTGCGATTGGATGAACCCCCGTCGCCCAGCGAGCTTAGATCTGAGCCATCGGAAATTATCATGAAGAGCGCCAGCAGAGCATAGATCCATGCCTTGCCCCAGAAGCTCTGATTTCGCCATTGGGTCATTCTTGGTTTTCCGCATACCGCTTCAAATTGGCTAAAGGAGGCTCTTGGCCCGGCATGTTTTGTGATGGCGGCAAGGTTAGCACGCAAGGTTGAAGGCGACGGAGGCATAGCAAATACATTATTAATGCATGAATTATGCAAATTAGCATTTGCCAACCCCGAAAACTCCCGTCACTATCGCCTTTATGCAAAAACGCAACGTTTCTATTGTCTTAAGAGAACTGCTGGACCGCGACCGGATCTCCCCCACGGAGCTTCACCGGCGTACTGGCGTGCCTCAATCCACGTTGTCCCGGATCCTCAGCGGCAAGATTGTCGATCCGTCGGATAAACACATCTCGCGCATCGCCGAGTACTTCCGCGTCAGCACCGACCAACTGCGCGGGCGTGCGGCGGTGGGGGCTTTGCGCGATGACGGGCGCGACCCGATGCATTCGGAACTCAAGGATATAAGCCTGTGGGACGACGACACCCCCGTTAATGATGACGAGGTGTCGATCCCCTTTCTGCGCGAGGTTGAATTGGCTGCTGGATCAGGAAGATTCGTCATCGAGGAAAGCGAGAAGGCCAGCCTGCGTTTTGGAAAGCGCAGCCTGCGGCATAACGGTGTGCAGTTCGACCAGGCCAAGTGTGTGACGGTACGCGGCAACAGTATGTTGCCGGTATTGCGCGACGGCGCGACGGTCGGCGTGAATGCTGGCAAAAGTGGCATCGGCGACATCGTCGATGGCGACTTGTATGCCATCAATCACAATGGCCAACTGCGGGTGAAACAGCTCTATCGCCTGCCTTCCGGTATTCGCCTGCGCAGTTTCAATCGCGATGAACACCCGGATGAGGATTACAGCTTCCAGGATATTCAGGATGAGCAGATCAGCATCCTTGGCCATGTGTTCTGGTGGGGTATGTACGCCCGTTAACCTTCTTGCGTAAGAGAAAGCCCGCCATCGAGCGGGCTTTTTTTCGTCTGTAGAAAATCGTCAAACCCTTTGCCCGCAAAGCCTGAAATGCATTAGCGCATGTGCATGGTAAAAATAAATGCATTTGTGCATTGACTGTATATGCATACATGCATATCCTTCATCTCAAGCCAGCCAACAAGGCCTGGTGGAGGCGGCAAGGACGCTGCCAAGGAAGACAAGGAAGGCACGCAATATCGGCAAGGACGCCATCAGGGTGATGGCAGGGATGCCAGGCAACACCGGCAAGGATGCCGACGCTCTTTAGTGACACCGCTTCAGCAACAGGCAGCGATGAACCGGCCTTAACGGTTCAGAGGGTTGGCAACTGACCCGGGTGTGCAGCGTAAAGCACCAGAAGCAGTTATCCGGCAGACAGGGATCGTGGTCGGAAAAACATTGAGGAAAGATCCGTACCGCGCCAGTAGCGCCGAAAGATCGAATCTGGACCGCATTACTGAAAAGCCCGGGCGACCGGGCTTTTTGGAATGCCTACCTATAAAGGGATTTACCCAACACCGGCATTCAGCCGGCATTGCTCAGCCAGGAGGCGTGACATGACAAACGAGCAGCAAGCGTTAGCGGAAATGCCTATCTGGCTGGTGATCGTACTAGCCCTGATCGGCGGCGTATCCGGCGAAATGTGGCGCGCCGACAAGGAGGGCGCCCGCGGTTGGTCGCTGGTCCGGCGCCTGGCCCTGCGGTCCGGGGCATGCATGGTCTGTGGGGTCTCGGCATTGATGCTGTGCTACGCCGCCGGCATGTCGATCTGGACCGCCGGCGCCATTGGTTGCCTGACGGCCATGGCCGGCGCGGACGTCGCCATCGGCCTGTATGAACGCTGGGCGGCCAAGCGTATCGGGGTCAACGAAGCTCCGACGTCCCGCCCGGATCAGCAGTAACTGCCGCAAGGACGCAACTGATGACACTTATCGAAAAACCATCCCAACTGCCTGTAGCGATTGAGGACGCGCTGAAGCGTGCCTTCCCACAATTACAGGTAGGCAATCACCAGGACTTTGCCGGTACCGGGGATCATACCGGTGTGCTGATCAGGGTGGAACGCAACGGCCCCGGGGTTCGTTCCCCAGAAGGGCGCAAGGCACATGTCTTGTCGGTTTCACTCAGGGCAACGGTCGCCAGCGGGGCGGCACCTTTTGACGCGTGCGACCTGGCCAGCCAATTGATGGACCTGGCCCTGGATAACCGCTGGGGCCTGCCGCCGGATCAGTGCGATTTGCCCACGGCCGTCGTTGCGGCGCCTTCCGGACTTTCCAGCGCCGAAACGGACTACGACACCTGGACCGTTTCCTTCACCCAAACCCTCTATCTCGGCCCGTCGTTGCTCCAAGATCCCACAGGTACACCGCTGTTTGCCCGCACCTGGGAAGTCTCGGACATCGACGATCCGGATCAATATCGGCCCCTGCAGGAGTAGTCCATGTTCGACGCATTGTTACGCATGCAATTGGGGCCGATTATCGAGCGCCTGACGGAAATGGAAGCCCAGCTCGAAGACCTGTATCGACGCGCAGAAAGTTTCTGCCGCATTGGTGTTTGCCAGGAGGTCGACGCTGCCAGCAATACCTGCAAGGTCAGCCATGGTGAGCTGCTCACCCCGGCGATTCGGTTCTTCAACCCCAGCGCCGGTGCGCAGACCGAAACCCGTATTCCATCGGTGGGCGAACAATGCCTGCTGCTCAACTACGGCGGTGGGGAAGGGGGCACGCAGTCTGTGGCGCTGTTCGGGCTGAACAGTAGTCTGTTTCCACCGGTGTCCAGCGTGGCCTCGCTGACCCGGCGGCGCCATCAGGATGGCACCCAAAGTGACTACGACGACGCCAGCCACACCTTCAACTGGATCAACGGCCCAACCACGTTCAGCGGTTCTCGCGAACAGGTCGACATCAAGGTCGGCGCTGCCAGCCTGACCATGAGCGCCCAGAGTATCACCCTGCAACTCGGCGCCACCGGCCTCTCGCTGGATGCCGCCGGCGTTCATTTGAGCGGCCCGGTGGTGGATCACCAGGGGCGCGTGATCAGCAGCGCATAAGGATTTGCCATGATCGGAATCGATAGGAACACCGGGGCAGCCGTCGATGACTGGCTGCAATTCGTACAGCGTGCCACCCGAGCGCTGACTACCCCCTTAGGCACTCGTCAGAAGCGCCCGTTGTACGGCTCGATGATCCCGCAACTGCTCGGCCAGAACCTCGGCGACGACGTGTTGATCCTCGCCCAAAGCCACGCCGCGCAAGCGTTCTACAACACCCAGAACGGCATCGCCGACTTCCAACCTCAGGTCATCGTCGCCACCCGCCAGGGCGCAGGTTTATTGCTGCGTTTTGCCGGCACTTGGAAAAACCGCCAACAATCCTTCGAGGTCGTGACATGAGCATGCTGATCCCAGGCCAGAACCAACTGGCGGAGCCGGCGATTATCGCGGTCGATGAATTCGAACCACTGCTGGCGGAGTTCAAGGCGTTTGTCGTCGACTACGTCGCCACCCGCGCGCCGCAAAGCGCGGCCAAACTCAAGGTCAGCCTCGACAACGAAAGCGAGCTGCTGACCCTGACCCTGGAAGCCTTTTGCGTACGCCTGCAAACCCATGAGCGCAAATACAACGCCCGCATCAAACAGATGCTGGCGTGGTGGGCCACTGGCAGCAATCTGGATGCACGCCTGGCTGATATGGGCCTGGAGCGCCAAGTACTCGACCCCGGTGATCCGGCGGCTTTCCCACCGGTACCCGCAACCCTGGAAAGCGACGACGACGCGCGTCTGCGCTATTACCTGGCGCCCCATGCACCGGCAGCGGGTTCACGGATGCAGTATCGTCGTGAGGTCTTCACCCTCGGCGAGCGGCCGGCGGTGAAGGTGCAGAGCTCGACGCCAGGTGTGGTGACCGTCACCTACAGCTTCGATCCAGACGGCTATGCGGCCCAGGTCAAGGATGGCAACGCTCGACGTACCGCACCGGGCGAAGTCATGGTCACCGTGCTTTCCAGGGACGGAGACGGCACGCCATCTGCCGAGTTGCTTGACGGCGTGCGTCGACATTTCGCACGGCCGGATGTAAGGCCGGAAACCGATCTTGTCACTGTCCAGGGCGCTCAGATTCAACCTTACAAGATTCGCGTGGTGGCCAAGATCAACGCCGGCCCGGACTCGGGACTGACACAAGTGGCGGCGCAGAAACTGCTGCAAGACTACGCAGAATCCTGCCATCGCCTGGAAGGCCGCGTGGACCCAAGTTGGATCGACTATGCGATCCACAGTGCCGGTGCCGCGCAACTGCAGATCCTCGAACCGCTGGCGCCGATTGTTGCGACGGCCTTTCAGGCGCCTTATTGCTCCAGCGTTGAAGTGGAGGTGCGCACGCTATGAGTGAGCGCAAACCGAGCCTGTTGCCCGCGAACAGTTCGCCGTTGGAAAAAGCGCTGGATCTGGGGTTCGGTAAATTGCTGGACCGGGTCATACCGCCGTTTCCGGCATTGATGAACCCGTTGCAAACCCCCACCGAGTTCCTCCCTTACCTAGCCGCCGACCGAGGTGTCAGTGAGTGGGATGCCGATGCCAGCGAAACCGAAAAGCGTCTCACCGTGGCCTTGTCCTGGCAGATCCAGCGCCAAGCGGGCACGCCAAAATCGTTGAGCCACGCGGTGGAATCGCTGGGTTTTACCCCCAACATCAGCGCCTGGTATCAGCAGCGGCCCTTGGGCGTGCCTTACACCTTTGATGTGCAGGCGATCATCGGGCGCAGTTGGTCCAGTGGTGATCACAATCGGCTGATTCGCCGTATCAATGCGGCTCAGAGTGAGCGGGATCGGGCCACGATCACTGTAGTGCATGAGACGCAAGGTCGACTTGCCTTGACCTCGTTTGTTCACTCCCCATTCAGCGACAGCGAGTTAAGCCTGCAAGGTGCACTACCTGAATTGGCATTGGTTGCTCGACTAAACAGTGCAGGCGTCGCCCGGCACTACACCATTAACGACTACGACCTCAGGGCTCAGCCATGACAGATGAAATCACGCGCCTGGTGCGCTTCACCTCCAAAGGTTTGGATGAAGTGCTGCAGGCAAAGAACCAGGGCCTCAAAGGAGAAATCACCCACATTGGCGCCGGCACCGGCCGCTACAACCCCGACGGCACAGAAGTGGCCTTGCGTGATGAGCGCCAGCGGGTCGCCATTGTGGATTACGAGGATCTGGGTGAGCGCCAACTCAGGATGGCCGCGCTGTTTGATGGCGACGGTGAATATGAGATTGGCGAGTTCGGTTTTTACCTCGCAAGTGGGACCTTGCTGGCGGTGTATTCCGTGGCGGGGAAGTTGCTGACGTATAAAGCGGCGGCGGCGCGGGTGCTGCAGAAGTTTACTCTGGATATTTCGCCATTGCCGGCGGATAGCGTGACGATTGTGGTGGGTAGCGACAACCTTAATTTGTTGTTTGTGGAAGAGTTGGCGGCTGTTGCTACTGCTAATGTGAATAATATGGTGCGGCATTTAGGTGCGTTGTTTCGAGTGATGGCGCTGGAGCGCAAACTTTACTGAGGTGTCGTGATGGTGTTTGCGTTACTTTCTTAAAATTTAATAGTTTGGAGGTTAAGTATGGGGATTGAACAAAAAATTGGTGACTTGGTCTCTGCCGCAGATAATTTGACAACTGCGGTTAACGGTAAAATCTCTCAGATAGACAGCCGTATGGACATTGCTCGGGCGGAGTTTGATGATTTTCGCAGCAAAAAAGATATGGTGGGGCTGGTCGGTGCGGCAGGTTCGGTTCAGCTAAACGTCTTCCAAGGCGGTGTATGGGGGACTGGTGGCCCTCAGAATACCGGAGCTTCAGGTGGTTTTTCCGTCGTTGATCTAGGAACTTCGGCTGAAGTTTATATGCACTTTAAATTACCAGTTAACATCAATACTCACGATCAGATGTTTTGGTTTAATATCCGTGGCTATAGCTATGGCAGTGCGAGTATCGTGGATGAGACCATTGTGGGTTATTGCTACTCACCTCAGCGCGCGGTCTTGAATAAGTCTGTATTTGGCAACATGTCTCCGGGGATTTACACGGATGCAAGTGGTAATGTGATTGTGCGGTTAAAGTTTCCAAGTATTTATGTGACTACGATTCGTATTGATACTATGCAAGTCGGTATCGGCAGCTTGTTTGCCGTTGGAAGCATTAATTCGAAGCTGTCGCTTACTGATAAGGTGGAGTTTTAAGTGAACGAAATGGTTAAGTCAGAGTTTGAGTATAAACCTAATCCTGAGTCTATTGCTCTTGCCGAATGGGCGTCTATTCGCACTCGCCGTCAACAGTTGTTGGCTGCTACAGAGGTAATGCAGTCCGTAGATAGTTCACTTAGTGATTCGCAACGTAATGAGCTTGCGCTTTATCGACAGGCAGTGCGTGACGTTCCCCAAGACTCGGGCGATCCTTACAAGATTGAATGGCCTGAATTGCCTACCTTCCTGAAATAACACACCGCGAAAGCGGTTTTTTTTCGCCTCCCCAAAGCCCCTCCCGCAGGGGCTTTGGCGTTTTCCACCCGGAGATTTCCACCCATGGCCACCCGCCAAACCTACACCGTCCTCATCCCATTCCCCATCGGTAACGGCCATTGGTCCACCGCTGGCGAAGAGCTGGAACTGCTGGACGTCGAAGCATCCGCCCTGCGCACCGCCGGCCGCCTGGAACTGACCAGCGTCCTCAACTCCACCCCCAAGAAGGCTGACTAACCATGGCTGAGGTTCTGAACTTCGAGCACAACGGCATCACTGTGAATGCCACCGAATCCCCCGAGGCCATGGGTGGTCTCGGCGACAATGTGATCGGCCTGGTCGGCACCGCGCCGAATGCCCATGCGTCGATCCCGAAAAATGCGCCGTTCCGTATCAACAGCTTCACCACCCAGGCGCTGCTGGACCCTACTGGCGCGGAGACTGGCACGCTGTTCCACGCCGTCTACCAGATCCTCAAAGTGGTCAAGGTTCCAGTCTACGTGGTGATCGTGGAGGAGGGCGCCACCCCAGCGGACACCCTCAACAATGTAATCGGCGGCAACGAGCCGGTCACTGGCCGCAAGCTGGGCCTGGCGGCATTGGCCAGCGTGCCGGAAGACCTGACCATCGTCGGCGCCCCAGGCTTCACCGGTACCAAGGCGGTGGCGGGTGAGTTCGCTGCCTTCGGCAAGCGCATCAAGGCGCGTGTGGTGCTGGATGGCAAGGACGCTGCGGTGGCCGATCAAGTGACCTACAGCGGCGAACTGGGCGGTGCCGACCTCGGTTTCGACCGTTGCCTGCTGGTGCACAACATGCCGTCGGTGTACTCCAAGGCGGCGAAGAAAAACGTGTTCCTCGCGCCATCGTCCCTGGCGATTGCTGCGCTGGCAAAGGTCAAACAGTGGGAAAGCCCAGGCAACCAGGTGACGTTCGCCGAGGACGTTTCCCGCGTGGTCGAGTACAACATCCTCGACACCTCCACCGAAGGCGACCTGCTCAACCGTTACGGCGTGAGCTACTACGCCCGCACCATCCTCGGCGGTTTTTCGCTGCTGGGTAACCGCTCCATCACTGGCAAGTTCATCAGCTACGTTGGCCTGGAAGACGCCATCAGCCGCAAGCTGGTCAAGGCGGGCCAGAAAGCCATGGCCAAGAACCTCACCAAGTCCTTCATGGATCAGGAGGTCAAGCGCATCAACGACTGGCTGCAAACCCTGGTCGCCGACGAAACCATCCCCGGCGGCAGCGTGTACCTGCATCCGGAACTGAACAGTGTCGAGAAGTACAAGAACGGCACCTGGTTCATCGTCATCGACTACGGCCGCTATGCGCCGAACGAACACATGATTTATCAACTCAACGCCCGCGATGAAATCATCGAGCAGTTCCTGGAGGACGTTCTCTAATGTTTACCAACCGAGTCAGACAGGCCATTGCGGCCACCCTTCAAGGCTTGCCGTTGTCCGCGACGGTCAACTCGTTCACACCGCCGAAGATCGATTTCGACATGGAGTCGATGACCGGCGGACGCTTTATCGGCGAAGAAATGGCCAAGAGCGCCAAGGTGCTTAACGCCACCCTGGAACTGCAAGGCGCCGGTCCGGAAATCATGCTGGCCCTGGGCGTAACCTTGGGCGAGGACATCCTGCTGAACGTGCGTGAAGCCGGCCAGGACCAGGACGGCAGGACGTATTTCATCTACCACACCGTCGGCGGCAAGCTGAAATCCCTGGGCGAGGCCGCGCTGAAGATGGGCGAGAAACCCGCCACCACCCTGGAGCTGTCCTGCCGCACCTACACCCGCCAGGAAAACGGCATTCCGGTAATCGACATCGATGTGCGCACCCAGAAGTTCGTGCTCAACGGTGTCGACATTCTCGGCGACGCTCGCCGCGCCGTGCTGATGCCTTAAACCCCAGGGGGCGGGCCTGCTCGCCCCCCTACTTCACCAAGGAATAGCCCCATGGCCTGGATGCCACCCTTGCACCTGCTACTGTCTCCGATCACCGCCGACACCGGCGCGACGATCCAGCAGGTTCAACTCAAGCCGCTGTACTACGCCGCGCAAAAAGCCGCGCTGGCCCGGGCCGGTGATGACGAGGACGACCAGTTCTTCGAACTGGCGAAACTCGCCACCGGCCTGTCGGAAAAAGAGCTCGACCAACTCAAGCGTCCGGACTACGTGACCATCGCTCAGTACGTGCACGAGATGTCGACGCGTCCTGCGTCGTTCTTCCTCGGAGAGGGCGCGCAATCGGGCCTTGATCAACCGGTCCAACTGCTGCTGCCCCTCGACGCCGCCGGTCGCGCCTTGACTGAGCTCCCCCTGGAAATGCCCGCCCTGCGCGCCACCAAGGTGATGAAAAAGCTCGCCACCAACAAAGAGCGCGCCGAGTTCATCACTGCCCATTGCACCGGCCTGATGATCCCCGACCTGGCTGGACTGACCGTGCCCGACTGGACCGAGCTGCAGGAGCGTATCGACGATTTTTTAAATCAACCGGCGGCCTTCTTTCGCAACGCGACATCGAAGTGATCCTCGATGTGGTGCCGCTGGTTTACTCGGTAAATGAAGCGGAGATCCTCGATTGGGACGCCGTAAAAGCATTGCGCCGCTACGACATTGCGATCACTCGCCTTGGCGTTAAACAGGAGTAGAGCGGGATGCAAGAGACTAAATATGGGATCAAGCTCGCCCAGGAAGACTACCGCTGGATGATCGGCGACGCGGATCTTGGCAATGTGCTTGCACCGTTCTCCACAAGCGCTGCGGCACCTGTGAGTCTGGATGCTGCATCGCAGCCGCAATTGGAGCTGCGCTCTACGTTGGTCACACTTAGTGTGGATATCAACGCATTGACCCAGGAGCAGGTGCGGCTGCGAGAGACGTTGGAGACGCTCAACAGTACATTGTTCATCAATGGAAACTCCCTGGCACCCAAGCAGGCCGACGTCACCGCGAGCGCGCCGCAAGAGAAGGCGAAGGAGCCTGCCGATGGTCCTGTGATGCGGGTAATCAAGGAGGCTGGAGGCGAATTGTCGGACGCGTTCAAAAGCAAGCTCGCCGAAAAATTCATTGATTTTGTCGCAGGTTCCCTTGGCAAGGTGTTCAAAGGGCGCAAAAAAATCAGCGGGCGTAATACAGGATTACGTCGCCTGTTCGAGCAATCCGGCCAGGCTTTGGGCGGCTCGCCAGTGGGCTTTCATTCCGGAACGCCCTCACACAGTTATCCATTCTTTGCCATGGCTAACCCGCCAGCACCTGCGTCCAACTTGCCCTCGCGCGCCTTGACCGATGCCCTCGGTAAATTCGAATCCGTCGGCATCCGGCGGCTTGCACCATTGAGGATCGCCGAAGCCTCCCTGGACGTGATCCAAGGCGTACGCAACGGCGATGCAAATTTCATCGGCACAGGCCTGAGCACCGCCGGTGGCGCCTGGGCCGGCGCCTCCGCAGGTGCGGCCATTGGCACGATGGTTTTCCCCGGCGTTGGTACTGCTGTCGGCGGCGCAATCGGCGGTTTGCTCGGCAGTGAGGCCGGGGCCTGGCTCGGTGACAAATTGTTCGGGTCAAGTGATCGCCTGCCAACGCCCAGTGCGGTGAGCAAGGAGCTCAGCAGTGCACGTACGGACAACGTGTAAGTGACCCTCGCCCCGAGCATCCAGATCACCGGCGTCAACCCAGCCGATGCCCAGCAGGTCGTCAACCAAGTGATACAGGCGCTGCAATTTCAGTGTCTGCCGATGCTCAGCGACTCCCTCGGCATCCGACGCAATGCGGCACTGGCCGATTCTCCAGGAGGTGACTGATGCGACAACAAATGGTGCTCGGCGACTTTATCTTTGGCTTGTCCCGAGGATTTGCCTATTCCTCGTTGATCCGTGCCAGCGACGGCGGCTGGAGTGACCTGGCGATTATTGCCAGCAAGTCACAGTCGCGGCAGAGCGGTCAGAAGCTGGAAAAACTTACATTCAGCGGCACGGCCATGTACGGCGTAGGCATGCAGCGCCTGGACGAATTGCGCGCGCTGCAAAATGCGCGGGCGCCGTTACCCCTGGTTGACGGCATCGGCCGTAACTGGGGCTTGTGGCGGATCAATTCGATTGTGGAAACCCAGAGCAATGTCATCGATGACGGCACCGCCATGGTCATGGCCTGGACGCTGGAGTTGGAGGAATTCGCCAATGCGTAGAGTACGAAGTATTGCCGGTGATTCGGTCAACCTATTGCTTTATCGGGAGTTGGGCCGTTGCGACGACGCAGCGGAAGAAACCCTCTGGCGCCTGAACCCCGAGCTTGCCGAATATGGCCCGGTGCTACCGGCCGGCGTGTGGGTGATCGTGCCTGAAATGCACGCTCGGCCGGGTGCTGTGCGACCCGTTTTGGCCTGGGATTAAGGAGGCTGCATGGCACAGGGATTTACGCCAATCGTAGAGTTTTATGGCGCCAACGCGGCGCTGCTCAATCAACGCCTGATGCGCTGGAGCCACACCGACGCGGCGGGCATTGAGACTGACCGGCTGGAGCTGACCCTCAATATCGAGGGGCTGGACGGCCTGCCCACTCTGAACGGCAAGATTGGCTTGCGTGTCGGTTATCTGGAGTCGGGTTTGGTGGAAAAAGGCGAGTTTGTCGTCACCCAACGCACCCCGGTGCTGTTTCCCATGCGCTTGATGATCGTGGCCACCGCAGCGCCCTTCAGCGTGGTCGATGCAACGGGTTACCGCCAGCGTCGATCCGCCAGTTACGGCCCGACAACCCTGGGCGCGCTGTTTCGCCAACTGGTCAGTCGTCACGGCTATTCACCGCGAGTGGCGCCGGCGCTGGAGGGGATTGCGATCACGCATATCGACCAGTCCAACGAAAGTGACATGGCGTTCATTTCGCGCCTTGCCCGACTCTATAGTGCGGTCACCAAACCGTTTAACGAACTCTATGTGTTGGCCGAAGCCGGGCGAGCCAAGTCGCTCTCCGGCCAGTTACTGCCGGAAGTGAAGCTGTCCGTGACGGATGACAACCGCCCCGGTGAACAGAGCTTCATCACCGCCAAACTCGACGAAAAATCCCGCTCGAAATACGAAGGCTGCCGCGCCAGTTGGTGGGATGCCTCCGCTGGCAAGCAGCGCGTAGTCCAGGTGGGGAATGCGCCGTTCAAAACCTTGCGCCAACGCTATCAGAACGAAGCCGAAGCCCGCGCCGTTGCCGAAGGCGAACTGCGCCGTGCGGGGCGTGAAAATTTGAAGTTGCTGATCGATTGCCCGGGCAATCCATTGTTGGCCGCGGAAGGGCTATTAGTGCTGGATGAGAGCTGGCCGTCCTATATGCAGGGACGATGGTCGATAAAGCAGGTGGTTCATGTCGGCGACCCGGCGACGGGATACCGCAGTTCGATCACGGCGGGTGGGTTGTCGATATAGATACTTTTCGAGAGTAAAACCAATGGTGATAACACTTCCTCAACTGCTTGACGTTATGCCGGATGCCCGCCTTAGAGCGGGCCTTTTTTTAACGCCCTTGAATGCGGCTTTCGTTCGCTTCGAGATTAACCGTGCGAAGCGCATCGCCGCCTTCCTCGCCCAGATCGGCCACGAATCCGGCGAACTGCGTTACGTGCGGGAGCTGGGCAGCGATCACTACCTGAGCAAATACGACACCGGCAGCCTGGCCGCGCGCCTGGGCAATAGCCCCGAAGCGGATGGCGATGGTCCTTTGTACCGGGGGCGGGGGCTGATCCAGATCACCGGTCGGCGCAATTACCTGGCCTGCAGTCAGGCGTTGTTTGGTGATGATCGTCTGTTGCGTGAGCCGATGTTGCTCGAGCAACCCCAATGGGCGGCTGAGTCGGCCGCCTGGTTCTGGCAGAGCAATGGCCTGAATGAACTGGCCGACGAGGACCAGTTCACCACCATTACACGGCGTATCAATGGCGGGCTGAATGGGCTGGAGGACCGCTTGCGGATGTGGGCGCGGGCGAAGGCGGTGCTATGCGTTTC